GCGCTGGGCCTGCTCGCCTGTGTCTAGGGGTGGACCCACCAGGCACAGCACCCTGGCGCGCGTTCCTGCGTCATTACTGAACGCGGTTAGCCGCTGCTCGCCACTGGATACCAGCCAGCTGCGCCACATCCCCACAGGCCGCTGCGCCACACTGCGTGCACCCTGGCCTGGTGCCCCTCGCACTGCCCCAGCACCCGTTGATAGCATGTAGACCATAGAGGCCACATCCTCTGCCCTGCGGGCATTCTTTGAATCGTCCAGAATCACAGGCAGATGCCGCAGGGTGGTGGCATGCGCCTCCAGCCCTGCAGGGCTGACCTTCCAGGAGCGCATGCCACCATGCTGGCTGGGCTGCCCATAGACGCTGGCAGCCACCCGCTGGATGGTGGTCTTGCCCCTGCTCGTTTCTCCGCTCCAGTCGATGCCATAGCAGCCACTGACCTGCAGAGGCTCCAGCAGGATGCTGCCCACAGCTGCATAGATGGCCAGCCACAGCCCATGGCAGTCTGCGCCCACTGCCACAGCATCCAGCCAGCCCTGCCAGCTGCCTGCAGTGCCATAGGCGTCTGCCAGCTGCTGCAGCGCCAAATCATCCAGCAGCCGCACCGCCTGCCCGCTGCCCAGCCAGCTCCTGCCTATCAGGCAGCCCCCAGGCATCCAGCCCATGCGCGCTGCACAGCGCTCCACAGGCACACCCACTGCGCCAGCCTCCAGATAGCCCACCAGGTCACGAGCAGAGGCACTGGACACTGGCAGCCCATGCCTGCCTGCCAGGCCCAGCACTCCCCTGGCATCGATGCAGGCCCCATAGGGTGCCACAGCCTCTGCCCATGCCCCACCTACCTGCTGCCACAGCAGCCGCAGATAGTGGCCACCCCCATCCACATCTACCAGATACCCCACCACATAGATGGGCCTGCGGGCCACCCTGTGCAGGCGTCCGTCTGCATCCACCTGCCAGACGCCAGCGCCATCCACCTGATAGCCCTGCGGCACACTGCCAGCGCCTGCAGGTGGCTGCCAATCGTCTGGCCTGGCCACCCGCAGGTGCGCAGCTGCCCGCTCTAGCCGGTCGCACACATCCCCACAGCCCCGATGGCTGCGCAGCACAGCCATGGTGGCTGCCCACTGGTCTGGGTCATGCCTCCTGGCCCAGCGGCACAGCTCCAGCCTGGCAGGGTCTGCCAGCACTGCAGCCAAAACCCCCACCCTGGTCTGGGTGCCATCTGCTAGCTCTAGCTCGTCTGCCATCTGCTGCAGGAGCTGCCTGGCCTCTGCCAGCCGCACATCAGGTGCCCTGCCCAGCGCCTGGGCTAGCTGCTCGTCATTCATGGCGCAGCCTCCAGCGCGGCCACGAGGGCTGCGGCCTCGGTGTCGTGCCGCTCTCCGTCGCTAGCCTCGATCTGCCATTCGACACTACAGCCGGTCTGGCCATTAGGCACATACCAGCCGATCTCGTCGTGGCAGGCAAAAGCGTTAGGCCAATCCCACGCCTCCCGCACCAGCGCCAGCAGACAGCCGACGGTGGCGGGGTCGGAGAGGTCGGGAAGGCCGTACGCCGGCAGCGGCAGAGTCTGCATGCCCGGAGCCCACCGCCAGTGCTTACAGGCTACGGCGCGTCGGGCTAGGTCGTCATTCATGCTGGCACCCCCTTAGTCAGCTCCTGCAGGCTGCCTGCCCAGCCGCAGCTGGCCTGATGATTACAGCGTGCCCAGCCTGCTCCAGCTGGCTGCAGCTCCCACCAGACACTAGCGCGCCCACAGGCAGGGCAGGTGGCCTGCCTGGCTCTGTCGCCCATGATGCGCGCCCCCACCAGCTCTGCCACCCGCTGCCTGGCCACAGGGTCTGTGCGCAGCTGCTGGGCCAGCTCACTGCGCAGCGCCTCTGGCCTATAGGGTGCCCGCATCTGCTGCCGCACCTGCTCGATGTGCGCAGCCCTGGCAGCCTCCTGCTCTGCCTGCCTGGCCTCTGCAGCCTCTACGTCAGTGCGAAGGTCTAGCCAGTCACCGGGCCTGTATCGGGTGCGATGTGGCCCACCAGCGCCCACTGCGGGCAGATAGTATGCCCTCCCAGGGTCTTTACAGGCAGGGTCTGCAGACCTGACCACATCTGCATGCACTCGCCTCCAGATGCTGCCGCACACCGGGTAGCGCAGAGGGAGCACCAGCCTGCACCGGGGTGCATCTTCTTTGTGGCTCCACGTTGTATAGGCCATGGCCTCTGCACCAGGCCACAGCGCTAGTGCATCCTCTAGCGTCTGCCCATCGTCATAGTCGAGCACCAGCGCCCACACATCGAGCACAGCAGCGCTGCTGCGGGCCTGCCCCTGCCGCAGCCGATGGGGAGCCCACAGGGGTGCGCTCTGCAGCCGGTCTGCCTTAGTTCCACAGTGTGGCCTATAGCGCTGCAGGCTGCGCACCAGGGTCAGCCAGCTGACCTGGCGAGCATGGGGCCTGGGGTCAAGCGTGGATGCGTAGCCGGTCACCCACACTGGCCAGCCCTCTGCTGTCGCCACTGCTCTACCACAGCCAGCACAGTGGCTGCCAGGGTCAGCTGCACCCCATGCAGCTGCTCTAGCTCCTGGCGATATTCCCTAACGGCCTGGGTCTGCTCTGGAGTCAGCCGCAGCCCCACCCTATCTCTATCCTCTGTCATGGTGCCTCCTTGCACACTGGCACCCTAGCAGCAGCCGTCAACAGATGCAAACACCTTGCACGCTGGCACAGGCTCTGCTATCGTTGTCATGCCGCTAACAACGGAGGCAGAGTATGGGTAACGCGATTGCAGATGCAGCAGGATGCTGGCCACTTCTGATGGCCGCAGTGTTCCTGCCACTGGTGCCGATGGCTACAGAGGAGCAGGGCAGTAGGCTGATGCGCTACGCCACTGCGGTCATGCTGGGGGCTGCATGGCTGTGTCTCTAATCGATGTGCGCACCATCCCTGCTGGCACTGGCATCGATGGCAGCATCCCAGAGAAGTGGAGGCACGGCCTACTAGGGGCAGACGCTGCCCAGCTGGCGCACCTGTGGCAGCGCAGGGCGCAGCAGCCCTGGACTGCTGAGGTAGTGGCTGTGGGCCTGCACCATGCAGGCCAGACAGCTGCGCTGCTGACCCGCAGCACAGAAGGAAACCTGCTGCGGCAGCTCGATGGCACCCTCTCTGTAATGGGTGCCACAGGGCTGGCGGCATGGACAGAGGCACCCCTATGGCATCTGCGGGTGGCCTGCCTGCGCTGGGGCGCTCTAGAGCTGCCACACCTGTGGGCGCTGCTGGAGCGCAGCCCCACAGCCTGGGTGCATGCCCTGGATGCCTGCCAGGTGGTCAGCCCTGGCAGCGCAGAGCTGGTGCACCATGCCAGACTGCTGGGCCTGCCTGTGCAGGTCAGCCCTGGCTGCACCCTGACTGACTGGAGCGATGGCCGCTACGATGCCATCAGAACCCGCAGCAGCAGGGCTGTGGAGCTGATGGCTGCAGTGCTGCAAACCGAACGGGCATGGCCCATTATTGACCAGTGGAGAGCAGAGTAATGGAAGCGATTAACCTCGGCCACGGTGTGGCAATGTCAGCCAGTCAGGCAGAGCTAGCCGCTGGGCTGCATCAGGCGCAGCGCGCCCTGCGCAGCGCGGAAAAGAACCAGACTAACCCACACCTAAGGAACCGATACGCGGACCTAGAAAGCGTCATCACAGCAGGCCGCAGGGCTATGGCTGATGCGGGCCTATCCCTGACCTGCCACCCTGTGACCACAGATGGCCAGTGCGGTGTGGTCTATGTGCTGGCCCACACCAGTGGGCAGTGGCGCAGTGGTCAGCTGCTGCTGCCCATGCCGCAGGCGCGTAGCATGCAGGCTGCACAGGCCGCTGGGGCGTGCCTCAGCTATGCCCACAGATATGTGCGGCAGTGCCTGCTGGGCATCCCCAGCGGAGAGGATACCGATGGGAGCACAGACGAGCCAGCGCCCCAGCCTGGGGTGGACAGGGGCAGTCCAGCTTGGCGGAAGTGGCAGGCCAGCCTGAGGGAAGGCGAGCACCCCCTGGACTATGACCTCCTGGCCCACTGGTGCCAGGCGCACCAGCGCCCCAGGCCCAGCGCTATGTCAGCCCACCAGCACAGGCAGCTGGCACAGTGGCTAGACAATGGTGGCAGGGCAGTGGTGCTGCAGTGGAGCACCACCCCGGAAGGGGCAGACTACCTGGCCACCCATGCAGAGTAAGCCCGTGGGAGTCTCTGCCACTGTGAATGACCTTCTGCGCATGGGCAGCCCTGTGTATGATGTGGCCCAGCCTGATGTGCTGCTCCTGGTGGTGTGCCCTGCCCGCAGGGTGGCTATCAGCACCCTCACAGATGCTGTGCAGGAATACGACCCCAGCTGCACCCAGCTGGCACTGCACCACCCGCTGGGGCAGGTTCATGCGTGCTGGTATTTGCTGCGGCAGCTCGATGGCACAGCAGGCACACCCACTGCCTATGCCGCAGGGCTGATGCTCTATGCAGCTCAGGGGCTGCTGTCGTATGACGAGCAGTGCGACCTAGCCCAGATGGTGCACCATGCCTAGACTGACAGAGGCACAGGTGCTGGCTGTGATGGATGCAGGGCTGATGCACGCATCCAGTGTGGCCAGTGTGAGCAGGCATGCCCGCAGAGCTATCCGCCAGGGCTGGATGCCTAATCCAGCCATCTGCCAGCGTTACAGGCTGCATCCATACCACTGCAGATGGTGGCGCGCGCGCCTAAAGACGCCCAGCAGGGTGGCCCAGCAGAACAGTGGGCTATCCTCTGCGCTGCTGGCTGACCTGCAGCAGAGCCTGGATGCAGGCACCAGCCCCAGCCAGCTAGAGCAGGTGCACGGTGTACCTGTTCGCTATTTGGTGCTGTCTGGTGCCCTCTGTCGCCTGCCCAGAGCCTGCACAGCTCCAGACTACCCACTGCGCATGCGGCTGCTGGTAGAGGCTGGCCTAGCGTCCGCAGACCTGGCAGCTGCCATGCGCATTAGCCAGCGGGCAGCGCGCACCTGGATAGCACGATGCAGATCGAACACATAGCGCGCCTGGCTGCCTGTCATGGCCTGGTGCTCTATGATGCAACAGCTGCCCAGCTTGACCATCTAGAGCTGCTGCAGGAGCTAGGTGGCCAGGCCAGCTGCGCAGAGCTGACAGCCCACACCAGCCTGCAGCCCCAGCGCAGATGGCACAGCATCTACCAGATTCTAGGCCGCAGGGGCCTGGCTGAGCGCATCGAGGGCAAGCCAATACGCTACAGGCTGACGCCTGCAGCCCTGACGCTATTGGCCCGCACTACGGCAGGCCACCTGTAGCCGGTCGCCAGTGGCCTGCAGGGTTTCTAGTACGTTCATGCGGCCAGATATTCTGCCAGCGTCTGCCCATCCGGCCAGGGCTGCCCGCTATCGAGCTGCAGCACATCACCCACCAGGCGCAGCAGGTCTGCTGGCAGTTCGATGCAGTCGCCTGCAGCATCACACAGCACAGCCAGCCCCAGCTGGTGTGCCTCGTCGCATCGAGCACCCCACTGCCCCAGCATCAGGTGCCAGCCGCCAGCCACACCAGTGCGGCTGCGAGTGTGCCAGCGAGCAGATAGACCCGCAGCGGCCAGTCTGCTGCCTCTGGCCTGGTGGCCAGCTCCAGCTGTGCTGCTCGCTGCCTGGCTGCCTGTACCTGGGCCACATCTACACACCCTGCCAGGGTGCCCCTGCTAAGCGCCAGCCGGTCTGTTTCACTCATGGGGCCACCTCCACAGGTGCCATCACCATACTACCAATCTCTAGCCCACCAGCCGCCCCTGCCGCTGTGGCCAGTGCCATGATGATGCCCACCCATGCCCTGGGCTCTATCTGCCCCAGCGCTGCACCTATAGCGCTGCGTGGTGTGGCATCGAGTCGCACCGTCACACGCTCCAGCACTCTGATGGTGTCGTCTAGGCAGTCGGCAATGGGGCGCGCTGCCTCGTATTCTCGCAGGGTGGCCACAGTCTCTGCCAGCACCTGCTGCGCATGCTGCTGGGTCGCTGTGTCATCGATAGCCCCCACAATGGTGCGGGCCTCTAGCTCCAGCCTACTGGCCAGCATCATGGGCATGGCTGCAGCCCTCCTGCTCTAGACGTCTAACCAGCACATCCCGCACTGCGCTGCACTCTGGCCGCTGTGCTGCGCTCTGGCCATACTGGAGGCAGGTAGCCCACTGGCACTGCACCCCTAGTGGGTCGCCTCCCAGCTCCTGCAGGCACTGCACTGGCACATCAGCCAGCTGGCTGCGCAGCTCTGCGTCTATCACCACAGGCGCAGCAGCCTGCTCCAGCAGCTGCGCCTGGCCTGCCTGCATGGCCTCGATGGCTGCGGCCTGCTGCTCCAGCACCTTAGCTGCTGCATCAGGCTTGACTGCCCAGCCGATGGCACCGCTCCCGATGGCCACCCCTAGCAGCACCAGGGCTGTGATGGGGTCCACCCTCACAGCCCTGGCCAGTAATGCACCATTACTGCATACCCATCCAGCCCTGCTGTGCCCTCCCAGCGGCCTCCAGTGTCGATGCGCAGCCCCTGGCTGACACTGCTCTGCACCACTGTTAGCGCCCCATCTGCATCCTGGTGCACCAGATAGGTATGGCCGCTGCTCGATGGCCCCACCACATCATCAGCAGGGCCAGGCAGCCCCTCCTCCAGCCGCTTCCAGCGCTGCACCGTATGCCAGCCCAGCTGCAGGGCTGGTGCGTCAAGGTCTGGGCCCACCTGCTCCACATAGACCTGCGGGCCACCCAGCCGCTGCTGCGCAGCTGCAATGGCTGACCAGGGGTGCTGGGGGTTGTAGACGTTAGCCCGCTGCCACCAGTGAGGAGCTGCAGCACTGTAGGCACGCAGGGTAGCAGGCGCAGGGTGCACCCCTGTGCACTCCAGCACTACAGCAGCCACCAGGCTGCAGCAGGGCAGCTGCTCACTGCGGGCCAGCTGCCCCAGCGGGTGGCTGTCATCCAAGTAATACAGCGGTCCCCTCGTCATCGTGCCACCCTCCCACCGTAGCAGTACCAATCACTGTAGGCAGAGCGGGTGCCCTGCGCTGTGATCTGCATCCCCAGCGCCAGCAGGCCCACATAGGTGGGCAGATTGGCAGTGATGGGGTCGCCCACATTGGTGCGGTACAGCTGCTGTCTGCTATCGAGGTTCAACGTAAAGAACTGGATACCCTTAGTGCCCGCACCATCTACGTCTACACACTCCCACCCTGCCCGCAGCCAGGTAGGATAGGCAGCGGCTGCAGCCAGTGTGACTGTGCTTTCACTGGTGCCGCTGCCATTCTTCACCACACCTTCCCAGGTGCCTGCCCCTGCAGCATCGAACCGCACACCCAGGAAGCGGGCAGCGCTGGCAGTGTTTGGCAGCTGTGTGGTGCTGTTAGCCATGCCTGACCAGACAGCCATGCTGCTGGTGGTGCTTAGTGCCACCTTAGTGGCCCACACCATGCCCACAGGTGGCTGATACAGCACAGTAGTGCTGCCACCATCGAGGGTGGCCCCTCTGCCGCTGGTGCTGGTAAAGATGCGCACGATGCCCATAGCATCATCACTGGCAGGGGCCTGCAGCACCACGCTGGCCACCCCGCTGCCTACTGTGTTCCGTCTCCAGGCATTTTCGCCATAGTCTGTGGTGGCAGTGCCAGTTCTGGCCCAGTCTTCAAACAGCACAGGGCTGCCTGCTGACACCAGCCCCAGCCCTGGGTCAGACCGCTGCCCATGCAGGGCGCTGGCTGTGCTGCCCGCTGGGGGTCTGCTGGTGGTCATCGTCGCACCGTCCCTGCCAGTGTCAGGCTGCTATCTGTGACCGTCATAGCATCCACCGCGATGCGATAGCCTGTCAGGTCTGGCCCATCGTCTGTGCCATCTGATGCCACCTGCACCAGACAGGCAGGCCCCAGCAGCAGCAGCCTGCGCAGGCTGGCTGGGTCTGTGATGGTCAGGCTAACCGCTGGGCCTGGGGTGGCATATTCGATGGCCAGCAGGGCAGCCACTCTGCTGGCTGTGGCTGGGTCACACACAGCGGGCAGCTCTGCGGCCAGCAGCCCATCATAGCCAGCAGACGCAGCCACCTGGCAGCTGGGGTGGGCTGTGGCCCCTGCCTCTGAGCCTGTGGCAGTTAGCCAGACCCTGCGGCTCAGCTCCCCATCGATGGGGGCGTAACTGACCTGCACCTGTGACACGATGCCCGCAGGTTCTGCAGGAACAATGCCGCTGTGACTGTCTGCCAGCCCCAGAGTCAGCTGCAGGTCTGCGGTTGCCCTGTCGATGGGCACCAGGCGCGCATAATGACCCAGGCTGCTGCGTCCGATAAACAGAGGCAGCCCAGCGGTCTGCTCTAGCACCCATGCCAGTGGGTCTGTGGGGCTTTCAATACTGACGTCATAGAGCAGCCCATCCAGCTGCATGCGGGCAGCATCTACTGGCCTGCCAGATGCTTCCAGCAGGTCTGCCACTACATAGGCAGCGCTTCTGCTGGTGGCTGGGTCGCTGGTGCTCCAGCTGACCCCATACCGGGTGCCAGCCTCCGCCCCCATGGGCTTACCTGTGTAGGGCAGCCCAGCCAGCGTGCACACCTGCACCTGCCTGCCCTGCGCATCTTCCACTATCTGCAGAGTGGGCTGGGCTGTGGCATAGGTGCCATCTTCATACTGCCCAGCGCTCACATCGTAGAGGGTCACAGAACTAGCAGCCGTGGGAGGGCTGGCCACAGCTATCCAGCCGTCCACATACACAGCAGGCAGCGTGCCAGCCTCCAGCCTATAGGCAGTGCCTGTGGGGCCACCCACGCTGGCCCCAGCCTCCATGGCAGACAGCCCTGGCGCACCATAGACCCTGGGCAGCGTTGCACCTATGCTGCTGGTATCCTGCTCGTAACTGGCAGCCCCATGGCCGCCTGCGGGCCAGTCGCCCGCTGTGATGGTGGCAGTGGCAGGGTCTGGCACCTGCCTGGCCCCTGGCACTGTCGCACTGTCCACAGACAGAGGCAGCACGCTGCTGGGGCTGCCCAGCGCTCCAACGATTGCCACCCCTGTCTGCAGCTGGATGCGGCCTGTATCGTCTGACCAGTAAAGGCTGCCCAGCCATCGGGGTGGTGTGGGCAGCTCCAGCACCAGCGCTGGCCAGTCTCTGTGGGGGTCTGTGACGGTGCAGCCGGTCTGCCCCAGCGCATGCACCTGCACAGCATCTACCCGCAGCCCTGGCTGGTATTGCTGGCCGCCTACGGTCTGCACTGCTGCAGCTGTGGTGTAGCGCAGCACCTGGCCGCCTGTGTCCAGCTCTAGCAGGAGGCTGCCCACTGCTTACACATCCTCGTCAATGGTCAACGTGGCCACCCTGTGCAGCTCACTGGAGCCCATCACTCCCACCACATTATCCCAGGCCACCTGCTGCAGCCTGCCCCACCACAGCACGCTGCGCCTGGTTTCGCTGGTGGTGTAGCCGCTAACTCCGCTCTCTGTCTGCGGCGGTGCAGGCAGCACCAGCACAGGCGCAGCATCCAGCCCCTGCGCTAGCAGCCCCTCTAGCAGTGGTGCTGTGTCGCCTTCCAGGCCGATGGGCAGAGTGCTGGCCCCATCGGGTGCCAGATAACCGGCCACACTGTCACGCAATCCGGCCACATTGCTTTCAGCCACCTGCAAGCTCCAGCGCCTGCGGGGTGGGCTGCGCCTCTGTCGCACCTGATAGCCAGGCAGCTGCTGGGTCTGCACATCCAGCAGAGTGCTCTGGCCGCTGCCAAAATCCTCAGGGCTGCCCAGTGCATAGATGGGTCCGATCGCGATCGTGCCTGCTTCATAGTAGCCTGTGGGAGTGGGCTGGCTGGCAGGAATGCGCAGCCGCACCCTGCGCACATCCTGGGCAGACAGGCTAGCAGCCACACCCTGTGGGAACAGCACGAACCCCAGCCCACTGGCTGGGTCTGTGACCTGTGCACCCTCCAGCCTGGCCCGCATGCGCACCTGAGCATCTGACCCGTATCCGCTGCGCTGCCAGGCCACTCTGCGCTGAATGCTGCTGCCCAGCTGCACCCCACTGGCTGTGCCCTGTGGCATCCATCGAGGGCTGCCAGATGTGGCCTGTATGGTGTCGCCTGTCCGGCTATAGGTAATGCTTACACCCAGGTCAAGGCTGGCCCAGGTCTGCCAGGCTGCCCCATCCCAGCGCTCTAGCACTGCTGTGCGGAAGTTAGCCCCAGCCACATACAGCCCCCAGTGGGTCAGCCCTGCGCTATCGAGCTGCGCATCTAGCACCCACTCTAGCAGCTGCTCTGATGTGTCTGTGCTGCGCCACACCTGCCTGGGGCTGGGGCTGCTCACAGGGTCTAGGTGGTCAATGGGGAACGCATAGGCTGGCTGCACCGTAGCAGTCACACCCGCAGTGGGCACCACTGATAGCAGCGTCACTGCGGGGTAACTTGCCACGCTGCCCAGCTGGCCTGGCAGCTGGCCCAGCGGCCTGCCCAGCACTTCTGCCCTGGCTGCAGCTGTGCTGCCTGTGCTGCGCCACTGGTCGCGCTTGGCCGTCTGTGCCATGCTCGCCAGGTCATTGGCTACAGCAGCCACCATGCGCCAGTGGCTAGTGGCTGTGCCTGTGGCCAGATGGCCCCAGCGCACATAGCTGGTGAGGCCGCTGATAATGCTGGTGTCCACATATGGGCTGTTCGTCTGGTACCAGCTGACCCAGGCCGCACTGCCTGGGGTGCGGTAGTAAACCTCTAGCCGGTTACTGCCTTCATTCAGATACAGGAACTGCAGCCGCTGGGGGTCTAGATTCAGGGTGGCCACTACGGTGCCATCCCAGCGCACCAGTCTGGCGCTCTGGCCTACTCCAGTGTAGAGCCTGCAGGTGTAGCGCATGTGCGCTGTAACGCTGAAGTTCTGCTGAACTTCCCAGCCAATCTGTGCGCTAGATGTGCTGCCGCCTGTGTCTGGGTCCACATCGAAAAAGGCGATAAAGCTGTCTCCCAGCGCTATGGCCGTCTCATAGATGTGAGTGCCACCTGTGGTGGTGATGGTACGGCGAAAGGCGCTGGGGGTGTCGCTGCTGGTGCCTGTGGTGGTGGTGCTCCAGTAGGCTGCTGGCGGCGTCACGTTCTGGGGCACTGTCTGCCCCTGCCATGGGATAGCCGCAGTGTCTGCCGCTCCCCAGGTGATGCGGTCTGAATCCCTAGCAGACAGGCCAGCTGCCACGCTCCATGGCTCGATGCTAGACCAGCCACCCAGATGCGCGAAAATAGGAGCGAAGTTAGTGCCACCCGCATCTGCCAGGCACAGCAGGTGGCCACCATCTAGCTGGATGGTGCGCCTGGGGGTCTGCTCTAGTCCGTCTCCAGTCTCACACCACTGCAGCCCATCGTCTGTGAACCAGTTCTGATAATCGATGCTGCGCAGCACCCTGACACCCTGGCCCACCTCGCCTGCCAGCACCCAGGCCCTGCCTGTTTGATCCAGACAGATGGCCACAGACTCCACAGCGCCTGCCAGGTTTACAGCATCGACCACAGCAGCAGTGGCTGGGTCTGCGAGCGCATCAGCCAGCCGCACCCGCACAATGCTCTGGTCTACCACTTCTTCGGCATACACATAGAGCAGCCGCCCATCAGGCAGGAGCGCCACATCAGCTGCAGGCAGCTGGGTGCTGCTGTCGTCTGCCAGGTCAGTGAGCTGCCCCACTAGGCTCCAATCTTCGCCACTGGTGCTGCGCCACACCTGCAGTGCACTGTCTGCCATCACCACCAGCACATGCACCCCGCTGGGCAGCCGATACCAGCGGGCCTTGCGCACCAGGGGCCGCAGCGTGCCACCAGTGAAGCTGGCCTGAGCCACAGTTTGCCAGCTTACCATCAGGTCAGTGCTACGCACCAGCATAGTGCGGCGCAGCGCAGCCCCGTCCACATCAGCCTGCAGGCAGTAGATGGCCCCATCATCTGGTGATTGCCACAGCGCCACCAGCGCCTGAGCAGGAATGGCCCCAGCGCCTGAGGCTGTCCAAGGCAGGTCAGCCCTGGCGAGCCAGGTATCTGTGCTGGGCTGATACAGGGCGCATCTGCTGCGCTGGGGCAGGCCGTAGGTGCTGACCACAGCCACCTGGCCATCATCCAGCGCCACCATATCTGTGCAGACGCTTCCCTCTAGATAGCCATAGCCAGTCAGATACTGCACCCAGCTGGGTGGTGCCCAGCCTAGCAGCGTGTCTGTGCTGCTGTCAGCCCAGCGCAGCCTGGCACCCCTGGCAGGGTCTGGCACTCCACCCCTGCCCACATCCAGATACACACTGCTGGACTGCTCGCCAGACAGCCCCAGCACTACCCCGCTGCCCACATCCACAGCGCCAGGGGCTGTGGGGCCTGCCTGCTGATAGCTGCTGCCAGTGGCATCCAGGGTGCTGGCTGGGCCAGCGGTCCTGATGCGCTCGTCATGCACCAGCAGGCCAGTGTAGGGGATGGTGCGACGGGTGGCCATTATCTGCCCCTGTAGAAGCGATTGGTACCGGCCTGGCCTCTGCCTCTGATGCTGGGAGCATAGGGCCGATTCAGGCGCTGCGCCAGCATATCAGCCTGCAGGTCTGTAACCCCATCAGGCTGCAGGCTACCCAGCCGGCCACTGTTTAGGCCATCCACTAGCTCTGCTGCGCCTGGGGTGGCCATGCCCCTGCGGCTGACCACACCCTCCCCAGCCTCTAGCACTGCAGGCACAGCCGCCCCCGGAATATCTACCGGGCCACCTCCTGGCGCAGCGGCAGTGGTTCCAAAGTGGAAGCGCGGAGGCGGCTGCGCATTGATAAGGGCTACCGCTGTGCTCAGCTGGGCACCAGCCACACCTGCTGCCAGCACAGGGGCCAGTGGGCCTGCGAAAGCAAAAGAGGCTGTTAGGGCTACCGCATTGCGCGCTGCATCGATGGCAGCCTGTGCAATCTGCAGCGCCTTGACTCTGCGGAAACTCTCCAGAGCTGCCTGCCTCTCCTCCTGGGCTTGTGCACGCAATGCGGCCTGCTCGCCTTGGGTGCGTATCTGCAGCAGCTTTAGCGATTCCTCAGCAGCTGCCCGCTCTGCGTCCGTCATTTCTGACTGCGTGGCTTGATACTCTGCCAGGGCTGATGCGTAGGTGTCAGCCGCTGCAGACCGCTGCGCACGCAGCTGGCTGACCCTGGCCGCATGCTGCTGCTGCTCCAGCTGGGCCAGCTGGCGCAGATTGCTGAGCACAGGCCCCATGCCCTCTGCCAGTGCCAGCTGCTCCTGAAAGGCGCGATTCAGGTCAGAAGCAAAGGAACCCATGAAGGTGCCCGATTCGCCACCCGCAGGGATTAGAGCCATCTGCTGTGCATGAAAGGCCGCAGTCAGCTCCTGCGCTGCCTCTGCAGTCAGGCCAGCGTCTATGGTGGCAGCCTGCAGGCTCAGGTCTAGATACTGCAGCGCCCCTGCCTGCGCCTCCACAGTTACTGCCTGCTCCTCTGCTGCAGCCTTTACAGCGCTCTGAGCTGTTAGCTGCCGCTGCAGGGCTGCTAGTCGCCGTTCATAGCTCTGCGCCTGCCTATCGAGGGCACTAGACAGCCTGTCAGTGCTGGCTGTGTCTTCCTCGGACAGCAGCCCCAGCGCCACCAGCATGGCCTGCTGGTCTGCCATGCTCTGCTCAGCGGCTGCTGCCTCCTCTGCCAGCCGCTTCTGCTCCTGCGCCAGCAGGGCTACCTGTAGCTTAGTCTCTGCAGCTGTTTCGCCTGCATTGCGCAGAAACAGGATAAACGCGCGCCCTGCTGCGCTAGAGGATACGATACCCTCAGATAGCGTGCCTATGGTGCTAAACAGGCCACCTGCAGCAGTGCTGGCATCTGTCATGGCCTGGGTAGCGCCCAGCATGGCATCATCAAATAGCTGCGCATCCTGCGCAGCTGCGCCACCCAGCTCTGCGCTAAGCACCTGGCTGGCCTGCTCTGTCAGGTGCAGCTGCTGCTCGTATTGCGTCAGTGCATTCAGCGCTGCAGGGCTCACCAGCTTGTCAACGGACAGCCCAGCTTCTGTTAGCGCATCCCTGGCCTCTAGCCCTGCAGCAGCAGCCTCCTGCAGACCCTGCGCCAGCCCACCCAGCACCACAGGTGCAATGGCCAGTGTGCCTAGCGCCACACCCAGCCCAGCCATGCCCGCAGAAACACCATCAGTAGCGTCTGCCAGGTCTAGCAGGTCACCGCCGACACCACCGATGGCCGCACTAAACAGACCACGCACTGCGCTAGCCTGCTCGTTAAAGCTCTGCTGAGTAGCCCTAGCGGCCTGAGCAGCTGCCCGCTCTGCATCCCTGGCAGCTTTGCTGGTGGCTTTGTTCGCCTCTTTTGCGTAATCCTCAGCGGCTCTGGCTGCCTGTGCATACGCGCGCTTCAGCTCGCGTTCTATCTCTTTGGCTTCTTTCTTAGTTAGCTCGCCACTCTGGGCTAGCTTCTGATTCACGCGAGCCAGGTCAATGTCAATGGCTATCAGGGCTGTTTCTGCCATGGCTTAGCCCTTCCCTAGTGGGTCGCGTGCAGTGTCTATAGCCAGCTGCTTTACCAGCTTGAGCGTGGGGGTGCGAACCAGCACCACCCAGGCATTCTTACGCCCTGCGCCCTTTACCTTTCGCGAGCGAATGAAAAACGCATAGGGCACCCCTTTGGGGTCGCGCGCATCGTTCTGAATAACAAACTTCACCAGGTCCACCCCGTTAGAGCGGTCCTCTAAACGAAACAGCTCTCGGCTGTGGGGCCTGCGTGCTGGCCTGCCCACTGGCCAGCCAGCGCTGGCCAGGCCCACCATGCGGGCAGCCCTGCCCTGGCCTCTACGGTATGCGGTTTCGTAGACCTGGCGCTCCAGCGCGCTGATGGCTTTGTCTACTCCGGTGATGGGCATCGGCCTGCGCCTCCATGCGTTGCTGCCAGTCTGCCAGCATGTGCCCCAGCTCGATGGGGTGCAGCTGCCCTAGCTCCTGCAGGGTGGTGCTGTATTCCCTGGCAATGCACAGCCACACCCGAGTCAGGCCCCAGCCGTCTCCGCTGCTGGGGGTTCGTCGTTTCCCACTTCTTTGCCCTCTGGCATGGCCTCTGCTGCAGCCCTTGCCATAGCGGTATACCACTCCCAGCAGGCTGCCCAGGCTGCGCTGGCTGCCTGCTCGATGTGCACAATGGTGCACCCAGGCCGCTGCAGCAGTGCCTCTGGAGCTGTCTGCCAATCCTGCTGAGGGTTGCCAGTCAGGCCACACTGCTGCAGCACAGCAGGAGGCAGCCCAGCCACCAGTGCATACATGCGGCCATGGGTCAGCATATGCTGACTGCGGGCCACTACCTCCATGCGGTGCACCATCGAGGGCATGCGCCACAGCGCCTGCCCCATGCCCAGCTGGAGTGTGCGGGTATCCTCTGCCATCACTACCCCCCTCAGGCGCGCGTAACGCCGCCTCTGCAGGTTACCGACCAGTCAATCTTATTAGGTTCGTCATTCGACCACTGGCCCCTGGCGCTGCACTTCGCATAGGTCAGGGTCTGCGTTACGCCATTCGTGGTCAGGGTGGCGATTAGATTAATCATATCAAAATCGTAACCGGACGTATTGGCGTTCGTGTTACCGCTGAATCCGTTAGTGCGCGCGATGAAATCCCAGGGGTTGCCTGCTGCGTCCGTCACATCAGCAGAGGCCACGCTCTGCATGTAGGTGGAGAATGTCAGCTCGATAGGCACCGGCGCACCCCTGCGGCTGCCCAGATAGGTCTGCCCAGCGTAGATGGCAATCTCCTCATAGAGCTGCACCATGCGGTCTGCAGTCAGGGTGTGGTCTGCATACCCCACAATATCCAGGTCTACAGCCACCCCTGTGCCATCTTCAAACACAAGGGAAGCAAGGTCATACTTAGTCAACGGGACAGTGGCAGATGGCATCGGCTCAGCTCCTGGCGAATGGGTGCACCGCTGTGAGGGTCAGCACACCACGCACTGCGATGGCTAGGCCCTGCTCGTCCTGTAGAATCTGACGCTGGGGAGGCACCACCAGCGATTCATACAGCCGCAGCCCACCAGTGGCATCTGCAGAGCCAGCGGCCACCCTCAGGGCCTGCTCGCCTGCAAGGGCTGCGTCATAGTCACTAACCTGCGCATCTGCCCGCAGCCGATAGCGCCAATCGATGCGCACTTCTGTGGCCGCAGTCAGGGGCACAGGCCGCTGGGGCACAAGCTGCCCATCTGTGGTGTTTGCCGCTGTGGTCGCTGGGCAGGTCACTGCAAAGTGCCCACTCTGGGCTGACTCTCCTTCGCCTGTGTCAGCCCACTGCGGGCCACCCACTGCGGCGGATTCTGTCCAGCCTGCAGCAGCCTCCAGCGCTGCTGCCACCCGCTGCCGCACCTGTGCAACAGTTACGGCCATGGCTGCACCGTTGCACGCACAGACCCTAGACGAAAGCCGCCAGGGTGGGCGCTGCTGCGGTGTGCAGCATCATCTATGCGCCCATCCCCATCAGTGTCATAATGCAGGGTGGCTGCAGCTTTAGTGGCCCGCAGCTGCTCTGTATAGCGCTGGGCTTTGTCGGCATAGGTCTGCCTGCCTGTGGTCGCCAGTGCTTCACAGCACATACGCAGCGCAGTGAGCAGCTCCACCCTGCGCAGGGCTGACTGGCTCACTACCAGATACGGCCTGCGGCCTGCTAGCCAGAGGTCTGTTTCCACCTCTAGATGGGCTTCAATGCACTGGTCTGCCCCTGACTGTGACCAGACAGAGCCTGCAGAGGCAGGGTTTAGGTAGGGCTCCAGCCGGTAAAGGTCCACAGGGGCCACCCGCTGCTGCCCACTGACACGGCAGATGGCACCCTCTGCCCGGAAAGTGTGCACCACACCATCTGGCATGGTGAGTGCCCATTCTACAGTCACATCATCACTGTAACTGAGCCCAGCCATCTGGGCTGATGTGATGGTGTATTCAGCCACACTGCCCACCACAGACACAGCGCCAGTGCTGATGCTGCCATCTGTGGTGCGGACAGTGCAGGTGCCAGAGCTAGGGGCTGTGAGCGTTACACCGTCATACACCGGGCATGTAAGAGTATTGTTCCTGGCACGCTCGATGGCGTAACCAGGCTCCACTAGTCGCGCGGTGTAGACAGTCTCAGCCACAGGCCACCCCTAACGCTAGGACAGTGCTACACCGGCATTCGAGAATACAGACCAGCGAAGCGCACCACCCACAGTGATGGCACTCAGCTCGATGTGGTCATGCGCATCTGCGAAGGTCAACACGGTATTGCCCGCTGTGTTCACAGCAGCAGCCACAGTGACCACACAGTCACCACCATCCGTGTCAAATCCCAGCGTGATGCGCTGCCCTTCCCGCTGAGGGATGGCAAGCGTGCGCGTCTCTGCGCCCGCAGTGGTCAGCATGCAGCTGCCCCAGCCCTCTGTGGTCGGAATGGCCCCAGCGTCACCAGGGTCTGCGATGATGGAGGGCTGAGCGCCCCAGCTGACTGCGTTACCCATGGGATACCTCTCTTGTGGGTGTTCTAGACCCAGGCTTTCCATGCGTTGCGCATGGTAAACCCGGTGTCATCAGTGGAGGGCACAGCCGCAGAGCCAGAGACACGGGCAGAGGTTCGGTCACTGGCCTGCGACTGTGCCGCATCAATGCTGCGGTCTGCCTGCTCACAGGCCGCCCGCACTAGGTCTGCCCGCTCTGCCTTGGATGCACCACACCATCTGCCGATGTAATCATCCAGCGCTGCCCTGCGGGTGGCAGGGTCTTGCATATCTCGCTGGCTGTAGTCTGTGATTCTGCCAGCATTCGGAAGCATGCGCCTGCCCATCAGACCTGCTCCACTAGCGCACGCTGCTGGTATTGCTGCCAGGCATCCTGCAGGCGGTCTGTGCTGCTGGTGGCCTGGCTGCGGTGTGCCTCCCAGCTGCTGCGCAGATGCTCCCCGATGGCCCGCACTTCTGCGGCGTGCGGCTGCTCGATTAGCCCCCTATCCATCAGGCTGCGCAGCCAGGCTGCATACTCCTCTGCAGGCGCTGGCCTGGGTGGCAGGCCAGGGACCAAAGGCTGCAGCCTGTGGGCATAGGTGCCAGAGCTGCCCACTGGCACCAGATAGGACGGGTGCCCCTGCTCTGCGTCCACCTCGTGTGGAATCACCGTGCCACCCTTTCGCTGGATGCGCACGATAGCAGCCTCAGGGTCTGCCACCCACACCCTGCGGCCTGGTGCCCTGCGTGCCTCCACACCACTAACGCCAGCTTCCCCAGCATAGAGAGGCTGCAGCTGCGGCACGCACCAGCCAGCCAGAGCCATATACTGGCCAGGCATGTGATAGAGGTAGTGCGCACGCTCCCCAGGCAGCACTGCCCTGGTGCTGGTCTGTGAAAGACTGCCAGGCGCTGCCCATGGCATCGAGGGTGCCGCAGGCTGTGGTGGGGGTTGCGTTGCCGCTGTTCTAGCGCGTGCCATGGTTTACCTCTGCCTAGACGCTGGGGGTGGAGTGGCGCAGCTGCGCAGCCCCAGCACTGCGCAGCTGCCCAGCGGCATTAGACGCCGGTGATAACCTTACAGCCAATCTCCTGGCCGTAGCTGACACCCAGGAAGATGCGACCCACCACAGCAGTGATGCCGCTCTTGGAATCGCGGTCCACCTCTGCCAGCAAGGGCGGGAGCACAGTGCCAGCGGGCAGCTCTCCTGCACCCAGCACGGCCTGGCGGCTGGGGTCATCGATGGCAGGCAGCTGGTCTGCCCACACGATGCTGCCAGCTCCGAGAAGCGCCCCAGCGTAATCCGCCCCAGCATTAGCCGTAGGCACTCGCGTGGTGCCGTAGATGGCAACGTCGTTCACAAAGCCCCGGAACGCACCACCAGAGAAGGCAGCCATCTGGCGCGCTTCATCGCCATACTGGAGCTGCCCACCAGCGCTGGTGAAAAGGTTGGTTTCAAGGTCGCCAACCTGCTTCACATGGTAGACGGCCACAGGCGCACCAGAGGCACCCACACCCAAGCTGCCCAGGGCGCGATACTTCGCCACAGCAGCAAAGTGCGTGGCCGCAGTGAGCGCCACACCTGTGGTGCTCTGGTTCGTGGTGAGGCTCTGCATGGCCGTGCAGACCATGGACAGGAACCGGCTGCTGGCAGCCACAGCCATATCCATGCCGAACAGCTCAGACGGCGACAGGCTTTCGCCCGTCACGTTGCGCAGCAGGCTGGTGTTTTCGCGAGTGAGAATCTGGCCAGCCACAGTGGCGCTAACGGTGCTGTCGCTGATGGCCGTACCACTGGCCCCAGCACCCTCCGTCTCTGCGGCCATCAGGTCTGCGCCCAAGCCGTAGACAGGCCGCTGCACCGTGGTAGACATATCAGCGCGGCCAAGGTAGCCCGCCGCAAAGACAGGATGCTGAAACATCCCAGCGCGGTCTGCAATGGTCAGCAGGTAGCGAAGGTCAGCCTCTTGAGCTGACAGGATGCTAGAAAAAGAGCCAGTGCTATTCGTGGCCATGGTAGCCCCTCTGTGTGCAGTGTGAGACGTTCGGAGTCTGCCCACTGCAGCAGGTTACGCCTGCGAATCGGGGGGGCTGTTCCTTTCCTAAGGGCTACCAGACCGCTGCCCTGCTGTCAACCCTTCCACCTGACTAGCAGGTCACGCAGAGCCTGCTGGGCCTCTTTATCACCTGCAGCTGCTCTGGCTCTGATGGCAGGGTCTACACTGCCCAGCGCGCCAGGTGCGCCCACAGGTGCCCTGCCTGGCAGCTTAGGTGGTGCAGGCAGCTCTGGGGCTGGAGACGCAGGGGCCTGCAGGTATGGGGCCAGGGCTGCAGGCATCTGGGCACCCTCTGCCTGCCACCCATCCATCCACTCTGCTAGCGCAGGGCGCTCCTCTGCAGGCAGCCTGCCATAGAGCGCCAGGGCTACGGCTTGCCCCTCGTCACTGGTCAGGCCCCTGCGCAGCATAGTGGCCTGGGTCTGCCACTCTGCAGCTTGGGCCTGGTGGCTCTGCTTTAGCGCCTCCAGCTTGGCCGCCTGCTGCTGCAGCTGCTGCGCCAGGGCATCCCGCTCCTGCGTTACAGCGTCAGCCTGCAGCAGCTGGATAGTCTCTTTCGCTGCCTTCAGTTCGCCCACCAGCGCCTGGATGCGCTCGCCTGCTCTGTCGCGCTTCACAGGCTCTGCAGCCTGCTGCTCCTGCTCCTCTGCCATTACCCCTGCCTCCTGCGGGCATCACTGCCCGCTAGATATGCCTCATCATACTGCGCCAGGATGCGCCTGGCCCAGCCCCTGGCTGTGTCGCCTCCCCAGCCATCCCATGCCTGTCTGCCCTTGCTAGGGTACCCAGGCTCTCCCCTGCGGAACCCTGGCGCTTCTTTGTCCACTTCATGCCTGGGGAAGTATTCGAAAATCTTACGCACATCGCGCAGCTGTAGCGCTTTGCCCCCAGCGATTAGACGAGCCATGGCCAGGCCCACAGCGGTCATGCCTCTGCGGCTGGGTGGCAGCTCTGCCCGCTGCTCCAGCGCACGCTGGGCAGCCTCCTGCATGGCTTTACTCGGATACCACGGCGGCATTAGCAGCCAGCTCCTCTGCAGACAGGAAGGGGTCAATCGCTAGCTGCAGGTCAGCCATGGACAGTGCACCCAGCTCCACAGCTTTAGCCAGCCGGTCTAGCTCCTCATTTGAGGGCGGCAGTGCAAAATAACGCACTCGCCACTCTGCCCCGATGGGGAAAACCCCAGGGATGGCCAGGTTCGCTGCCAGCGCTACCCGCTGCATCAGCAGCCGGTCACTAGGCAGCATGCGGGGTGCCATGGCTGTCTGGGCTTCCCTCTGCATTTCTCTGGTAATGGCCATGGCATAGGCCGATTCTGCGTTTCCACTCTTTCGATATACGGCCAGGTCACTGCCACCCGCAGACAGGGTGGCACGCCCATGCAGCCTGGCCACTGCCCTGCCCATCACGTCAGGGTCTGCCCCTGGCTTCCATTGCCCAGCGCTGCCTGGCTTGCTTTCGTCTACCTGTTCGAGCTGCAGCACTGATGTGGGGTCTGCTTCGATTACCTGCGCAGCAGTGCCATCCAGGCTGGCCTGCGTGTCTGCACCCATCGGGGCCAGATTGACTGTGAAGCGCTGGCTCCAGCTGGCCTCGAACAGATTATGGTTTAGGAAGGTATAGGCCATGGCCAGGCTGTAAGTGCTGTGCACCACCTCGCTGCGCAGATAGGGCAGCCACAGCTGGGGCCTGCCATGGATGTGATACAGCACCCAGGGGCAGGCTCCCTGGTTATGGGCTTCTGCTGTGCCCTCTACGATGCTGCCATCTGGCCGCTCTAGATAGGTGCTGTCGGCTGTCCAGACTCGATAGCCCTCCGAATCATCGGGCAGCCTCCACACTTCCCGCACCATGCCAGGCTGCCTGGGGTTGTTTGGCAGGGCTTCTGCGCTGGCCACTCTGGCAGGGCTGGTGGGGTACAGTTCGAGCTGCAGCCCCTGGTCTGTGGCCCGCACCATGTACCGGATACAAAAATCATTCACGCCGATGGTCTGCGCTAGCACATCCTGCATTAGTGTGGCCCACTGCGCACCATCGAGCAGCTGCGCCATCAGCTGGCTGGCTGACTCCACTTCCTGCCCATCGACTAGGCAGCGCACCCTGGGTGGCCTGTCATACAGGGTGGCCTTACTCTCTGCATCTTCGCGCAGCACGTTGGTAGAGATATCCACCATCTGCTGCCCACCCCATGCCTGCTGGGCACGCTTGCTGCCTAGCCGCTCCAGCAGATACCGATAGGCATCCTCCAACCATTCCCCATCCATGATGCGCTGCCTGCGGGCCTGCTCGTCTCTGCGTTTCACATCGTCGTATCTGGATGGCATGCCAGCCCCCTAGCTGCGGCGGATTGTTACACGATTGCGCTTTCTGCGCTGGAATGTCCACCGGTCAAGTGCGTAAAACAGGGCATCCAGAATATCTTTCGCTGGGTGCCTGTCTGACCCATCCCAAGTATCTAGGGCATGCAGCACCCGCTGGCAGTCTGGGTGCACTGTCAGCAAATGGTGCCCCTGCTCGTCCTGCTCTACGGTCAAATAGTGCAGGAAGCGCCTGCGCACATCTGCACTGCCCTTACCACGGCCTGTGCCCCGTTTAGCCGTTCTGATGGGAGGGTGCAGGGCTGTGGTCCCTGTCATGCGGGCCACCCATCGGGCTAGCTGGATGTTTGAGCGCTTAGCCGGTCTGTGGTCAAATGTGAGCGCCCTATCCCCACAGGCATCATCCAGGTGCGCCCACTGCAGGCCCCAGCGTGCCAGCATCTGCAGGGTGGCTTCTGCATCCTGCCTGGGGGTCTGCTTTCCTGTTTCGTCTGCCCACTCTGCCAGCACATAGACGCTAGGATAGGCCATCGGCCCCCTATCGAGCACCTGCACCAGCACGGCAGTCTGTTTCCCTGGCCCGCTTCCATGGTCGAAGCCCACAGCGGTCCAAAGGTCAACATCTGGAGGCTGGCCCAGCTGGCCTGTCCAGTGGTGAAAGAAGCGGTCAACGTGACGAGGATCCCACTCCCCATGCACCACGATGCCCACCTCTGATGGGTGGCACTTCGCTTCCAGCGCAGAGATATAGGCTGCATCAGCTGGCCTAAACTCTGGCCCATCTGGCCCCTCTACCAGCACATCGATGGGCCTAGCATGGCCAACCGGTATGAACTCACGAGCGGTTAGCGTTCTGTGGTGCTGCTCCCACTGGCTGCCTTCTGCTTCTACCAGCTCTCGGAACCACTCCACAGGGGCATTTACTGGCGTCATGCACACCGACATCCAGCCGCCCCGTTCTATGCGCTTCATGGCCTCCGTATAGACTCGCATGTTGGGCAGTGGCTCATCTGCGACCACACCCAGCAGGGTGGCACTGGCCAAACTCTTGGTCCTCTGGTTTACCGTCTTGAATCGGATGGTGGACCAGAGGCCGCTGGTGTGGCGGATTCTAACGTGCGGGTGTTTATGTCCGAATCCCTGGCTTGCATCGAACCTATCTTCGGGGTGCATCAGGTCTGGCCTGGTGACTCCATGCAGCTTTCCCTGGATGATTACACTCTGGGCCCAGCTGTCACACAGCACCCAATACTCCCCAGCCTCTCTGCACCAGCGCTGCCTGGTGGGGTGCGTGCCAGCAGCATGCAGGAGCAGGTCATACATGGAGACGGTGGTCTTGCCCACTGTCTGGTTTCCTGTCCGCAGCAGCCTATATCTGCGCTGGCTGTGCAGATATTCGGCCTGCAAGGGGAGCCAGCTAAAGCGCGCTGCAGGGTCTGCATCCACTGCCCGCAGCAGACCTGCCAGCAGGGCTGTGGCGTTCACAGCAGCCCCATCAGTGTGCTAGATCCTGCTCTAGCACCCGCAGCAGCTGGCGCTTGGTATCGCTGCTGGCCTGTGCCAGCACGTCAGCCAGCTCCTGCACTGCCTGCCCCTGCTCTGCCTCCAGCGCTCTGCGCTGCGCCTCTGCGGCCTGTGCCGCTGCGTGTGACCGACTGGCAATGGCTGCAGCCTCTAGCATGCGCAGCCCCTCCTGGCGGCTGCTGCAGGCAGCTGTAATGGCTGACTCTACCGCCAGCAGGTCTGTGCATAGTTCCCTCTCTAAACGCAGGTGCCCCACCAGCGCTGTGCCAGTGGGTGCATGCTCCCTGCGGGCCTGCCTGCTCGCTGCCCGCAGCTCTGCCACCCGCTTCCTGTGCCGCTGCAGAACTGTTACCGCATCCTCTGCCATTCCGTCTGCCTCCCATTCTCTCTTTATCGGCTTTCTCTCTTTCAAATGGTCGGAAAGCGCGCGAAAGCTG